AAGCCACGATTCTTGCCACGCCGCACGCTGCCCGCCCCGGCCACCGCCGTTGATGGCTCCTTCGTGCTTTGCACATAGCCCACCAGGCCCACGGCCGCGCCGTCCTTCTCATAGGCTTTTGTCTTGGACGCCACAGCCCGCTTGAGGTTGCCGGTCGGCCCCTCGGGCGTGATCTGCTTCAGCCGCTGCTCGGCGGGCTTGATCGCCTTCTTGAGTGCGTCCTGCAGGATGCGGGCGAGCCCCTTGTTGTCGAAAACCTTGCCGAGAGCGTCACGCAGCTGCGTGATCTCGCTGGCGTCCAGCGATAGGTCGATCCGGCCAAGTGCCATCAGACGGCCTCCTGGCAGAGCAGCTCGTGCTCGGTCCTGTTGCCGTGCTCAAGGATGCTGACGATCTCCAGCACCCGCCCACGCCACAGCAGACGCATCTGCTGCGTCAGTCCCGTCATGTACCGCATCCGCACTCGGTGGCTCATCTCCACCTGCTGCTGGCCGCTGTTAAGCAACTCACGAGCCGAGACGCCTTCAACGCTGGCCCAGCGAGTCGAGAGGGCAGACCACGACTGCACGACTTCACCGAGGGCGTTGCGATTGTCCGCAGCCTGCTGCACCGTTACACGCTCTCGGAGTTTGCCAGCGTCCATTAGTCGCCATAGAGCAGGATGGTGTAGGAAGACGTTGCTCCCGTCACGCCAAGGTCAATGACGTTGACATACAACTCGTTTGCGAACGAAAAGTATTCGGTCGTTGCAACCCGGTTGCCGCTGCTCAGGAGCGATATGCCGCCGTCCTCTGGATTGGTCAGCCTGCACCAGTTGGATGCTGCAAATCCCACTCTCGTTGGATTTGGCATCGTGATTTGGCCGTCCGCCCCACGGTATTCATACGTTGACGGTTCAATCAGCACCGCCGCCGTGCCGCACGTTCCCGTAATCACCGCCACCTTGCCAGCGGTGTAGGCAGTGCTCGACTCCAGCGACACCACCTTCAGCGCCGCCGTGCCAGACTTATCGTGGAATAGGCAGTCCACCGTGATGCGGCCGTCGATGCTCATTGGCTGAAACTCCTACCCACAGAGTCGAGAAGAGAACGGGCCGCATCGGGCGGCTCTGCGTTACCACGCTTTTCGTAGAGTTCGTGAACGTAGAGCAGGATCGCATTGCGGATCGCCGCCGGCACGCTTGAGCCCGTGGCGCCGTAGCCAGCCCACCACGTCACCTGCACGGCGTCGTTGTCTTCCATGCCAGCCGGCCAGGTGCCGCCGTAGACAGTCGTGACTCGCCCCGGCGTCTCAAACCGCTGCACCCGGTATTGAGCCGTGGAGAGCGTGGCCGTGCTGCCGCTCTCGTGCGTGTACGTGATGCTCACCGCCGTGGCTGTGCCACTCGACACAACTGGCGGGCGTGGCAGCGTGATCGGGTACTGGCTATCCGTGGGGAACCGCTGGAGCCGCAGCCGCCACTGGGTATTGATGAGCGTGCGGTCTAGGTAGGCTTCGCACCACTCACGGGCCGTCGTGATGAGCGTGCCGATGTAGGTGTCATCGTCGCTCGTGTCCACCCGCAGATGGGCCTTGGCTTCGGCCACCGTCACCGGCTCAACGGCGGGGCTGGTCAGTCTGCTCAGGCTGAGATACTGCGGCACGGCGTCCTCGTCGTTTCGGTGTGGCGTCCGCTGTTTCGGCCACCGGCTCCAGGGCTGCGGTCTCGATCTCCAGCTGGTGGTCACGCACGGCTGCGCCCTTGGCCACCAGTTCAGCCGCCACGCCTCCAGGGATCTCCGCAACCTGACCGGTGCGGTAGTTACGCCACGGACGGGTAAATCTCAGTTTCATCATTGCCCCACGCTCCATGCAGTTTCGGGCCGCTTGTGTGTGTTCGTGAACTCCGTCGTCCACTGAAAAACCGGCTTGCCTAGATCCCGGCCCGGCCACGTCACCACGTACTCGCCGTGACCCAAGACGACACGGGGCGAGACAAAGACACGGTTTCCGCTGTCCCGCCAGTTCCTCCACATGTAAATGTCCGGGTCTAATCTGCCATTATTCCAACTTCCTTCGGGGTCAGGCTTACTCCAGAACCAAGGTTTCTTGCACCGCTTGAGTGCTGCCGTGCTGATGACGGTGCAGCCAAAGTGTGCGGTGTCCACCTCCTGCACGGGCTCGGCAAACCACGACATCGGCAGCTGCGTGTGCCCGGCATCGGGCGGATCGTCCAGCGTGCCCTTGAGCGTGAGCATCGGGCGGCCGTCCTCTCGCTTGGTCTGCAGCCCCGTGATGGCGTCGCACTGAAACGTCATCGCCATGGCGAAGAGTTGCTCCACGTCCTCCTTGGTGAAGAACGTGTCGTAGTCGATCATCAACAGATACTCGCAAGTGTCGACGAATTGCTCCATAACCCTTGTGTTTACTTGATCCCAAAACGCACCAGTGCCCATCGTTGGGCGAATCCCCAGCGGCATGAGTGCCTGAGCCCAGGCGAAGTGATTGGCCGTAAACGAGAGCCGTGGCATGCTCAGCACGGCCTCGACTCGGATGTCAACTTCCGTGCCACCGACTTTGACGATCATGCGTGCGTCCAAAGAGAGAGGGCGGCCCCCGCATGGAAGCCGCCCCCTCAAGATTGCACAACCGTCAAGCCGTCAGGCTCACGCACCGACGAGGCCGATGACCGGGCCCGCCACGGTGTCGCTGCCGAGCGTGTGGTGCGAGATGGCCACTCGGGCCACGGCACGAATCACGCTCTGATCGCTCAGGAAGTTCACCTGATCGCTCGAGGCGATCTCGATGCCCTGGCGGACACCGTAGATCGAGGAGTTCATCAGATCCCCGTAGAGGGCCATCACCACGCCGGTCGAGTCCGTGCCAGCCGGCAGCTGGTCGGTGAGCACCACGGGCTTGCCGAGGAAGGTCAGGCCGAGCCCCTGCGACAGCCCCACCGATCCGCCCTGGGCGAGATCGAGGTTCTGCATGCAGGTGGCGAAGAAGAACGGGCTCACGTACCACTTCGCACCCGCCTGGCTGTGAGGAGCCAGCTTGGCCATCATCGCCAGGAGATTGGCCTTCGTCACCTCGTCAGGGGTGTCGCCAGAGGCCGTCACGAGCGACGCCGCATAGGTGGCACCAGACGATGCGTAGAGGCCGCCAGTGTGCCCCGTGGCAATGCCCGCCACGGCCGGAGCGTTCGACGGGTTGCCGTTGAACGCAACCGTCTCAACCGCCTGCGACAGCGACAGCGACAGTTCGGCGGCAAGCCAATCGGCGATGCTGACGATTGAGTCGGAGAGCAACTCATTCGCGCACACCACGGCCGACGTGACCTTCTTGGCAGTCAGGGCAACCTGATTGCTCGTCGGGTCACTCGCAGTGATTGCCACATTCTCGGCAATCCAATTTGCGGTGCTTCCGGCGGTCCTGCGTGGGAAGAGAACGTAATCGCTCCCCATGTTCACGTTCATGGCGTTGGAAGCAAACGCCGAGAATTCACTCACCAAGCGCAATACGGTGGACTCAAGAATATCCGGCACGAATGCAGATCCGGTGGTCGCACCCGTCGAGCCCTGAGCACGGCTCTCGACGCCGTGGTCGGCACACCACCGGCGGGCCTCGGCGTCGCCACGCTTGGCCTTGATCCACATGCCCGTCTTGTAGGCGTCTTCCTCGCTCTTGAACGCACGGAGCTTGCCGGCGTACGGCACAGCGGAGATCCGCACCTTCGGCTCGTCGGCACGCACCTCGGGAGCCGGGGTGCAGCGATCCACCACGGAGCGGAGGCTCTTCGACGCCTCGGCAACCGACTTCTCAAAGTCGATCTTCTTGGCGAGCTTGCCAGCGTCGGCGTGGAGCGTCTCGAGCTCCAGATCACGCTCGGCGATCTTGTCGGCGTCGGTGCTCTCGATCGCCCGCACGGCGTCGATCCGGTTGGCGAGGGTGACGGCCTCGTCCTGAAGCTTCTTGAGGTTGTCCACGTATGTGTTCTCCGCCGGCGGTATTGCCGATGGAGTCCACCTTGCCACTAGGGGCGTGGAGCCTTGCAGTAGCGGACCTCTGAAACTGTTGTTTTTACAAACGCAACAGCACGCTGCCCGCACCTCGGGCAACGCAGATACCGCTGCCGCTCGTCACCGCACGGGCGACTACTGCGGGTCTTCAACTTCTCACCGCATGTGCAGCGTGGTTCAGACATTCTTCAGCCGCAGGAGAGCAGACCAGGCGGCGGCGACGCCCCGCAGAGCCGAACGCGACTGAACCGCCTGGCCTGCCGGCTCGGGAGTGGATTGAGCGGCGAGCCACGCTTCGTAAGACCGCATGGCGACGCTGGCGGACGTGCTGGGATACGCCGGCACGAGCACGGGGCCAACGTCATACAGCCCGCTTACTTCTCGGATCTGCCGCACGGCCTTGCCGTCTTCGCCGGTGCGAAACGATTCGTTCTTAGAGTCCACGGTGAAAGCGAACGAGGAGCCACGCACGTCACGCCGCTGGATGAGCTCGAGCACGTCGGCCCGGCTCACGGGTGGCGTCACCACGTACCGCAGCCCCTTGTCGTCGCTGGAGAGTTCCAGCGTGCCAGACGAGGTGCGGCCGAGCACGATGTTGCTGTCGTGGTTGAACAGAGCCACTACGTCGCCCTTGCCACGCTGGCGGCTCAGAATCTTGTCGAAGGCACCGGGCAGGATCTCCTCCTTGAACCCGCCCAGGTCAAGGCTCAGCCGGTTGTAGACGGCCGCATACCCGATGATGGCGGCACGGCCATCGGCACGACTCTCGACGACGAGCTCGTCACCGTCCTCAAAGGCGTAGTCACGTCGCTCAAGTTCCATCGTTCTGCTCCTCAAGGTCTTCGGCCTCGTCTTCGGGGCTGTCCTCAACTTCGGTGCCAAGGTTGAACGCTGGCTCAGCCGCTGGCGGCTCCTGGCCAACCTTGTCCAGCGTGGTCATGTTCTGCTGGATAAAGTGCTTGTCGCCTTCCGGCCCGATCGGGTTGAGGTTCTCCAGCTCTCGCACTTCGTTGATCGTCATGTAGCCATTTGCCAGAGCCGACGCATAAAACGCCGATCGGCTGGCGTGGTCGCCACGAAGCATCCCGCTGACGCTGTGCTCGGCGAAGTACCGCTCGTCGTCCACGATGAGATCCCGGCTGATCGCAGCCTCCCAACGCTTGAGATGCGGCAGCAGGCAGTGCTGCACGAACTCAGTGCCCTGTACTTCAATGTTCGAGTACGTACTTCTGGTCAAATCCTGAATCATGTGGGGCGGCACACGGAAAAGTCGGCAGCACTCGATCACGGCGAACTGCCGGCTCTCCAGCATCTGGGCACTTTCGTTGCTGCCGCTGAGTTCTCTCAACTTCACGCCGTTTGGCAGCACCGCCGTACGGTGAGCGTTTTGGCCACGGTGCATCCGCTCCCACGATTCACGAAGCCGCTCGGCGGCCTCAGCCGGGATTGGATTGTCAGACTCTAGGACAACACCAGGGCGAGCATTGTTCCCGAAGTACGTGGCGGCGTGAGCCTCTAAGGCTTGAGCCAGGCCAATGACGTTGGAGAACAGCTTGTATGTCGGGATGGCGTTGATGCCGTCCTCAGTCGTGAACCGCAGGGCAAAGATCTGCTCCTGGCTGTAGATGGTCTGCCGGCCGTTTGGCTCACGGTAGAGATACCGCAGACGGCCATCCTCAAGCCGCTCGGCCTGCATCCTCGAGGAGTGCAGCGGCCACAACTCCGAGACAGCACCACGGGCACCCGGCCGGATCTCGGCGTAACTCGCACCGTAGTGGAGATACATGCCGGTCATCCAATCGCGAAACTCTTGCGCCGTCTGCCACGGATTCGGCTGCATGTGCAGCAGCCGGTAGATCGGATGGCTCGTGGCCTTCGTCTTGCCGCCGTTGGCCAGCCGCTCGAAGACATGCAGCGGCAGCGAAGAGACGGCATCGGAGATCACCCGGATGCACGCCGTGTAGGCCGAGCATGCCATGGAGTTGTCGGCCGTCACTCGGATGCCGCTGGGCGTGCGGCTCGTGCTCACGTCGGGCCAGTCGATGCCACGGAGCTCAAGCATGCGGTGATCGGCGAGGAGATCGCTCATAGGGTGATGATGTCCCAGGATTGCTCGGCGGCCTTCTTGATGCTGTTCTGCTCCCACCCGCCCAGGGCGAAGATCAGAGCCACGATGCCGTCGATGCGGCAGGTGCTCTTCTTCTTGACTGGCCGGATGTCCTCAAAGGCCCCCGTCTCAACCGTGACGCCTGCTGCCATCCACGAAAGCACGGGGTTGCCTGCGTGGCGGATTCGCTGCTGGAGCACAAGGCTCTCCAGCAACTTGGTCGGGCTGCTCATAGAGCGAAAGCCCTGACCAAATGATTCCACGGTCAAGCCCGCTCCTTGCAGTTCCACGCCTAATTGCACGGCCCCGGTCATGTCCATCAGCACCCTTTCGACTTGGTGAGCCTGGGCGTACTTCAAGACGTACTCGCGGATTACTCCGTGGTCGATCACATTGCCGCTGGTGGCCGTGATGTAGCCCGAGTCAACCCAGTGCTGAAACGGCTGGCGGTCTGTTCGCTCACGCTCCATGATTAAGTCGCGTGGGCTAAAGAGCATTGCATCAACATCGAACGTGCCATCGTCGTGTGGAAACAGGGCGACGACGGCCGAAAGGTCCGTGCTCTTGCTCAAGTCCATGCCGATGATGCACGGGCGGCCAGCAAGCGGCACAGCAGGAGGAAGAGCACAGGCAGCCCATTTGTCTGGGTCTAGGAAACGGTTGCTTGTCTCTGTCCAGATTCCAAGCGAATACCTCAGCCAGCCGTTGAGCTTTGTCGCCTTATTGCGGGCCTCCGTTGCGTCGGCCGCAAAAGACTCCTCGGTCATGGTGATGCCCATGCCAGGGTTGCAGCGACGCCAGACAGCTGGCGAAAAGTAATCGTCCACGTCCTTCTTTGCAGCCCATATTCGCCCGTAGAAACGAGGGTCATAGGCAGGGTCTGCCATGACTTGCTCGGCATACTCGTGCTGCTCCCAGCAGATCGACTGCCTGTCGCTTCCCGCCGTAGTGATGGTGCAGATCAGTGGCTGCGGCCTTGATCGACCGGAGTACCGCAAAGCCTCCCAGAGTTTTCGATCCGGCTGGGCGTGCAGTTCGTCAAAAAACACAAACGAATACGAAGGCCCCTCAGCAGATCCGGCATCACGCGAGATCACACGCAGGCTGCTGTTGTTGCTGCGGTTGACGATTGTTTTTCGGCTGTCGATCACCTCGAGAACGCCACGCAACTCAGGAGATCCAAGGATCATCTTGGCCGTCTCGTCGTAGATGATGGCGGCCTGGTTGCGGTCCTTTGCTGCGATGCACCCGAGTTCACCAACGCCTTCCATCACGAGATGCCAGATAGCAAGGCACGACAGCAGCGTGCTCTTGGCATTTTTCTTGGGAACCTCAAAGTACGCGACACGGTATCGCCGCAGACCATCCTTATCCTTCCACCCGTAGAGAGGGCGGATCACCTCGTCCTTGTGCCAGTCCAGCAGTTTGACGGCATCGCCAGCCTTCGCGGTCGCTCCGTCCTTGGTGTGGACGCAAACGCCTTCCAAGAACTCAATCACAAGTTCAGCGTCGGCCGGGTCGTAGTGAAACCCGTCAACCCACTCACGCCTTCTTGCGGCGGGCAAGGAACTTGGAGAGCGTGCTTTCTTCCTTGGCATCCGGCTCCACCTTAAGGCTCGTGCGGGCTGCCGGCGACAGGCCAAAATCGCTTTCTAACTGCCGCAACTGCATCGCTAACTTGTTCGCTATCGAAACCTCTGGCCGCTGTGCGATGTATTTTATGTCGCCTTTGTCGTTCAGGATGGGGTACGTGTCGCCCTCTGCCTTGAGTTTTGCACGGGTTGCAAGCCACCACTCGTAGGTGTCGCAGTACCTGGCGAGGGCCTCGATGTCGGCCCGCGTCATCACTCGCACCGCCTGGAGCAACGGCAGTAGTTCATTCCATTTGGCGGCGGCAAGTTCACCAAGGTGCGACGGCATGACAATGCCATCGGTAGGTGGCTGAGGCTCGGCATTATTCAAACGCCTACAGCCCGGGTTGCCCCTGACAATCTTCAACTGCGTCGGCTCTGGCTTTGGCCCTCGGCGGCCCATCACCTACCCCCTATCGATTACCTGCACACGCGCTTTTACGTGGGAAACAGCGGGTTTTCCTCAGGCCAGGTCGGTATGATTTTCGACCTTTTCAATCTCGCCCGCATCGTTCAGCGTTTGTCTTCCTCGCATGACACGCAACGCACCGAGCCGCACCGTTGGCCACGTCGTACCGATCGCCGCCCTTGCTGATCGGCACAATGTGATCGGCGTGCAGCTGCCTGCCATGGCACACACGGCCGCAGTCCACACACGCCCAGTTGCACCGTGTCAGCACCGCCCGCCTCCACGCCTTGTGGGCAACTGAGCAATACCCACGGGCTGCCGCGCTAGGTCTGCCGCTCTCGTCTCGCTGGGGGCGTGACGATCGCAGACGCAGCGGCCTGTGGGTTGGGATTCGCTGGGGCATCAGCTCTTGAGCATCACGATGCCCGAGGTGCCAGTGCTATTCGTGGTAGCCGACACAATCTTGAGGTATTCAGCACCGAACACCTCATCGGGCAGGGCATAGGCCCGGCCATCCGTGCTCGATGCAGACAGGGTTAGATCGGCCACGCTGCCATCCGCCTTGTAGAGCCGTCGAAACGTCCCCGCAGTGCTCGTGCCAACCCACATCTGCAGGCTGGTTGCGTTCGTGCTCATCGTGCCAAACGACACGACGGCACCCGCAACGTCACGCACGTCTAGCGTGGTTGCCAACGCAGTCGCCGTATGCAGCGTGATGTCGATGTCTCGGTTGATTCGGCTGATCTTGGACTCGGCCATGATGGTCTCCTGTGCGGTCTAGGGTACGTTCGTGTCGTGTGTGTCTTGCAGTAAGGGCAGAACCTCGCTCATCGGCACTACTTCGATCCGAGCCATGATCTCAGGCGTCAGGTAGTTCACGGCCCAGCTCATAATCCCGCTTTCGTGCAGTTCGCTCAGCACGCCGCCGGTCATCGCCCACCTACCATCCGTGAGCGGCAATCCGATGCCTATGTGGCGGGGATCGCCATGCTGTTCTTGCAGCGTGTACCAGATGACAGCGACCTCGTGCGGGTACACCAACGCTACCTGCTTGCAATCGTCGTAGGCCAGCGGCAGCGTGACTTCGGAAAGAATCATGTGCTTCTTCCTAACGCTGACTGAAACTCCTGCATGGCAGTGTTGTATGCCGCAGCTTGCGCATCGGTCATGCCAAGGCCGATGGAGTAGCCGCGAATCGCGTGCTCCCATGGACTGCTAGCAGCCGTCCCCGTCGCATTCCTCGTAAAAACCATATAAGGGTGCGAACACGCGCCCGGCGTGGTGGCGCTTGTTGAGCCGGTTGCGATTTTTGTGCCGTTCTGGAAAAGAAACAGCCCCGATGAAGACGTTCTGGTTGCCAGCAAAAACGAGGCACTTGTCGATATGGCGACCTCGGAGATGGAGCCTGCGATGCCGCCAAGTAAAATGCTAACGCTTGGCGTGGCGGATGCTGGATACCGCATTTGCATCTGGTAAAAGTCGTCGGCATCGCGCGTGCCGATAAACTCGCGCGTCGTCGTCCACGTTCCGGCTCCCTTGAATACCGCCAGATGCACCGTCGATGGCACGCCCATGCCGTCCGGCGAAAGCCCTGTGTTTAGGTAGTTGCTCACGCCATCGCCGTCTAGCCCTGTTGCTTCAACATACGCACCAGACGCGAAGGGCCCATTATTGCCGTCAGTAGTGCTGCCGTACTGCGTACCACTGGCGGACGGGCCACGGAAGAGCGGAACGAGTGCTGCGTTGATCCCCGTGCCGCACACGAGGTTGCAGCGATACAGCAGCGGACGCACGCCAGACGAGTGCACGGCTTTCACGAACTTGTTGACCGCCGACAGCGTGCTGCCGCTCACTGAACTGCCGTTGGCGATAACGCGAGACTGCCAGCTGAGCGTCTCGGCATGCAGCGTCTGCCGTGGCCTTAAGAGTCGTGGGCTCATGCTCATGGCTCGCTCCTCATCTGCTTCATTTCGTACAGCAGCCTAGTCTGCTCGGTCACGGCCTTGCTGATCTCACGCTGCGTTTCGCTCAAGGATTTGACGAAAGAGCGGTGCTCATCCACCAGGGGCAGAAGCACGTCGTGCCGCAGCACCCAGCCAGCAGCCAGGGCGACAAGCGTTGGAAAGCCCCACCGCTCGAGGATGCTAAACACCGTATCCTTCGCTGCGTCAGTCACTGGACGGCCTCCAGCATCTCGGTGCGGTTCTCCAGCCAGCGGCGGATCAGGATCTTCACGATCTCCGACACGATGGCGGCCAGAATGATTGAGGCAAAGAAGCCCATGCCGTACTGGCCACGCTCCTCACGCTCTACGCTCTTGGCCAGGTGGTGGCCCACGACGTTGGTTTCGTCTGCGTTGCACTGACACAGCACTGGCACAGGCCAACGTCGCAACGCACTCTCCACGAGGCGATCGACACGACGACGGCCCAAGAGATACCGAGATTTCGGCAGCTCGTTCCAGACTTCGGCGATCAGTTGGCTGCGGGTCATTTGCAGTTCACGCACTGAGCGGTCTTTGGCTTCTTGCACGGGCAGTTTGGCGGACACGGGCATGGCGTCTTGTGCCCGTCACCGTGAGTGATGAATCCAGTGCCCTTGCACTGTTTGCAGCAATCGCCGTCCGGTGATGGTTTCGGCTCTGGGGCTGGCACCTGCCGCAGCTGCGTCACCATGCGGGCCGTTTCGCAGGCGATGTCTGCGGTCAGCGAATCATCACCGGGCAACGTAGCAACGCAGCCAAACAGCACGACAACAAAGGCGATCAGAAATCTCACAGGATGCCTCCCGTCCAATCCGGCAGCTGCTTGGCTGGCCAGCCTGCAACACCGGAAAATGCAATCGCATAGCGGTGCCGACAGTCGGACCACTTCGACCAGAAGGCACCGTGCGGGATCTCGAGCTGCGTGCCGAGCACAGCCCGGCCGCCAGAGTTCCACTTCCCCCAGCTGTTCTGGACCAAAACCAGCGGCTCGCCGTAGGTCTTCTTGGTCTCGTCACGGTCATCGACGCCCAGGTAGGCGAGGGCATGGGCCCAGCCTTGAGGCGTTCGTCGGCTCACGCCGTTGGCGTCACGAGTCTCAGACCACGACTCGGAGCCGCACGATGAAATGCAGTAGCCATTTGCGAGAAGGTCACGGACCTCCTCAAACGTCCTCGCCCTGGTGGCGGTACGGATGAGGTGCTCGCTGCCGATCTTGCGAACAGCGGCACCAGGGGCAGTTGAGCCCCACTTGCCAGCAATCTTGCCGCTGTACTTAGTCAGGTCGATGCCGAGCGATTCATATGATTTGCGGAGCCAGAGGCCAGACTCTTTCAGCACCACCTCGGCGGCGTGGTCGCAACTCCAGCCATCACCGCCGTGTCCACGAAACCAGTAGATGGATTCCGTGCTCAGCACGCCGTCCTTGCGGGCTTCGGTGCTGATCTCTGGGGCACCTTCACGCAGCCCCGTCACCTCGTCCGGCTGGCCGGCGGCGATCTCACAGGCGAGCGTGCCGAGGCATGCGTTGCGGGTTGAGTGCGACACGCAATCGCCACGGGTCTGAGCCGATGCAGGCAGCGAGCCGGGAAACACCTTCTCGATCACGGCCCACGGTGCCGAGAGCTTGCCGGCTCCTGAGCCGACGAGGCCGTACCGCCGGCACGTCGTGCCGCCATCGGGGGCTTGCCCCTGCATCAGCAGGTACTGCGTAAGCCGTTCAGAGGCCGCAGGATCGGCGTACACGCCGACAAGCCCACTGAGGTACTCAGCCTGGGGATTCCACGCCATGCGTCACCCCTGCGGCGGCAGCGCCGCCCATGCGAGGGCACGGCACAGGTCGGAGAAACGCTTGCGGAGTTCTGGAGTCACGGGCACGTCCTCGCGTCCCACTGTGCTCACGAAGGCAGCCTCAACAGCCTCACGAAGTCCGGCGTACTTGCCGGGAGGATTGCCGCCGATTCGTCGCCAGCCGATGTCGAGAGCCAGCACCACGAAGCCACGGAGCGAGCGAGAGTCGGTGAACACCGTCTCGGTGAGCACTGCATCGCCATCGACCACGACAGCGGCTTTCGCCCACACTTGAGACCACAACAGCCGGTCAGCAACGGGAGCCGACCGAAACACCTCGGCAACACCTGACACTGCGGTCTTCATCTCATCGCTCGGAGTAGCCAAAACCGGATAAGTGACAGACTCGGGAGCCGATGGCACTCGTGGCATCGGGATCTTCCCCCACGCCGCAGCCACGATCAGGCAGGCGGCGACTGCCCGGCCGATGGCTGGCCCGTGCTGCTTGGCGGCTTCGGCGGCCGTAGCGAGCCGCCGAGCGATTTCTTGCCAGTACGGAGCAGCGAGGAGAGCAACCGCCGCAACCACGGCTGCGGTGCGAATGAGATCATCGTTCACCTGGCGGCCTCCACCTGGAGCAGACACCACCGCACGAGGGCTTCACCCTGCGGCGTCCGCAGGAGATCCCCGAGCAGCTTGACCAGCTGGTCGTCAACCGTGGCAGATGTCTTCGAGGCCACCCACTCAGCGGCCTCGGCGACGACCACGCTCTTTGCGTAGGGATCGCTCGCAGCGTTGAACCGCTGGGCGTATCCGATGAGCGGTGCCCACGTCTGCAGCAGTTGGATCTGCTGCCAGATGTTGAGGCCCGCACCGTACTTCTCGAGCTCTGCCGGCGTTGCTTCGTACTGCATGGCGTCCTCCGGTCTTCAGTCTGGACGGCAGCCGGGGGTGTCTTGCAGCGTCAGCGGTCGAAATACGAACCATCCCAGTCGGAAAGCCTGTGCTCGGCATCCTCTGAGAGTTCAAACCGCTGGAGCGTCACGGGCTGCGTTTTCACGACTCGCCGCAGTTCTCGCACGTCGTCGCTCCACGTTGCTTGGATCTCCAGACAGCGAATCTGGATCTCCGTCGTTGTGGGATCTGGCACACGCTTGGGCTTCGCCCGCAGTTTGCGGTCGTGCCGTGGCGGCAACTGCCAGACGTGCTTCAGCCGGATCACTTGGTCGCGGCTAATGGTGTAGCGGCAGCACAACTCCCGCATTGGGAGATGCGTCATCCAGTCGGCTCGAAAAGCCGTCAGGCTGATGGTTGCGGTGCTGCCTCGCATGGCTCCTGCATCCAAGTCATCAGCATCCGCTGCGACGGGTTCAGAAACAGGTGCTGCCCCGTCGCCGTGGCGATGCTGGCGTGGAAGGCGACGTGCTCGCAGTCAGTCGTGCCGTCATACGTGCCGGCGAGGTAGGCATCCGTGCGGTAGATGCACATGCCCCCAAACGCACTGGCCACCAGAGCCGGCGGCGAGCCAACGGGCGGCAGCCATGAGAAGCCAAATCCGCCGTAGCCGTTCTGATACGTGTCCCAGTAGCAGCTTGGTTGGCCGAGCCCACGCAACGCCCACAAATCGTAGTGGCACCACTGCGGCCCGTTGCCGAAGTCATATTGGAAGAGCGACGTGCTCGCCATGCCGTATGCACCGGGCAACTCCACGAGCCAGCCGATGCCGTTGAGCACGCCTTCGTGGTTCCAGCCGCCCCAGGCGTCGAAGTCCACAACCACCACGTAGTCGGCATCTCGAGCACACGCTCGCACCCACCGCTGGCAGGCGTCACGGTACTCAGCCAGGGCGATCGTCCGCCGGCCGGCGAACTCAGCACCGTGATGCTGCCGCCCAAGAATCTGATAGTGGAACGTGGCATGTGGCCGATCCCGGCAGTAGCCGGCGAGCACGTCCAGCGTGTCGTCGTCGCAGTCGTTGCTCTCGACGTGCAGCTGCCAGCCGTTGCAGGCATCGCCCAACTGCTCAACGAGCCGCAGGTTGGCTTCCAGCGGCCGGGCGCAGTTGCGGGCCAGGCCCACGATGGCGATGGATGAGTGGCGAAGCCGCTCCCGGCCTTCGGCGACACGCTCGGCATGCGGCATCACGAAGGGCTCGTGCGGCAGCCAGAGTTTTGTGGGCATCTCAGGCATCGACGCCCCGCTTTCGGCAGATGGCTGCGGCAACGTCCTCGGGCACGCCAGCCCGCTTGAGAAACGCCCAGACCTCGATCATGTAACGACTCGCATCGGGACTGTTACGGTGTGTTACGCCATAGCCGGCATCGTCCTCGGTGAAGATTGCCCCAACCTCCTGGCAGTAGACGCAGCCACCGAGAGCGGCAACGCTGGCGTAGCCCACAGCGTCGGCCCACGGGCCCATTCGCCAATACTCGTGCTGGCAGAGCCATCTGAGCCACGAGTGGTGGATCGCCGAGCCGATGCCAGTCTCGCACGGCAGGGCATCGCTCGTCAGATGCCTGCAAGCCTCGCCGGCTGTCAGAGTCGATACGCCTCGGAATGGCACCATCACGCCACCGTGGACCGCCTGGCCGGGCTTGCGAACCATGTACGAATGAAACACCACGGCGGCCTTGGGATGCCGCATGGTGCTCTGGACAATGCCTGGGCAAAGCTCGTCGTCGGCACTCAGCCCGATGATGTGCGAGCCCTGGAGGCTGTCGAACTCACGGGCCGCAGCCTCCTCCCAGCACGCAGCCTTCACCGGGTTGTGCTGAACCCACACGCTGCGGTAGTTGTCGGCAGCCCAATCGGCTACAGCCACGCTGTTGTCCGTACTGGCGTCGTCAATCACTGCCACTTCCACCGGCATCTCGCGCACGGCAGAGTAGATTGCAGCACCGAGCGTGGCGGCATGGTTGCGATTTGGGATATAGACCGACACGCCGAACTTCACGAGATCCGCACGGTAGTCCGTGCCTCCGTGCCGTAGGACTTCTCGACCACCAGGCGGGCCACGCTCGTGTCATCGCCGATCACGTCCTGCAAGGCGTCGAGCACGGCCTTGGCAACGTTGTCCACGTCGGGCCTTGGCAGCTGCGGGGCATCGGCTTTCACGCCGCTCTTGTTCAGATGCGACTTCGGCCGCTGAAACACAGCGTCAATCACCACGCTCAGCGGCTCGCCGGTTTCAGTCACGCCAGCGGTGCGGGCAGCCATGGCGATGGCCTTTCGGTACTCGTGCACCGGGTGCGTGCTCGGCACATACGCTCGAGCGAACCCGCCCCGAGTCGAGACTCTTGGCCTCGGCTGGGGGACGGGCTCGCCCGGCACGGTGAACGTGATGGCGTTCACAGTTCACTCGTAGCGGATGACGGCAAACCAGCCACGACGAATCGGCGACCACACGACGGCCCGCTCCACGATGCGGTAGCGGCCGTAGAAGCAGCAGGATCTGATCGCCGCATCCGGCGACACCGTAGAGAAGGCGATCCCCTCTCGACGGCCACCGGCTCGTCCGCAGTGCCGCAGCACTCCAGTGCTCGCCATGAGCTCGGCATCATCCTGAGCCGACGAGATATTCACCCGGCGGGCGTAGACGTTGGTGTCCGCCAGAGCGACACCGGACAGCAGGGCAACGGCAATCACAATCGCAAAACGCATAGCAGCTCTCCTGAGACGTGCACCCGTCCGTGGGTGCGATGAACTCAGGGTTGCAGGCGTGTCAAGCGAGACGCCTTCACGCTTTCATCTCCCGCTGCCGCCGATGCCACACCAGAGAACGCACGGCATCCTCTCGCTCGGCACGTCGCTGAGCAAAGTGTCGCTCCCTCAGTTCTCTGGCCCGCTCCTCGATCTCCGCTGGCGTCGGGTCTGTATCCACGCTCTCCTTCCGCCGCTGCTGACGAACCGGAAGCCCGTGACGCTTTCGCACCAGGGCCAGCGTGCTGGAACTGATGCCCAGCTGGCTGGCGATCTCGCCGGAACTAGCGTCACTGGCCCAAAGCCGATAGAGCAGCGGCACGTCGATAGGCTTCCGTGGCCCGGCGGGCCGTGGCGGCATGCCGAGCTTTTTGACGGCATGCACCACAGTCGATTCGCAGCAGCCAAGCCGCTTTGCGATGTCGTCGTTTCTCAAGCCCGCTTCACGCAAGGCTCTGATTTGGCCGTAGTCAACTCGTGCTCCCATCAGGCGTCCTCTGCCAATGGCATGATGACTCCCCGGTACTCGCCGCAGACGAGCGCGACGGCACCGCCAGGCCCGGTGGTGTGCACGAGCACGTTGGGCTCTTCGTCGGCCGGCAGCCCGTTGAGGTAGTCGTTCACGTACCTCGGGTCGAGCTTGACCTTGCAAGCCGTGCCCGCCTCGACAAGCGAGCACTTCACCTTGCTTTCGCCGTACTCGCTGCTCTTGGCGGTGAGCGTCAAGGCGTCACCGAAGTCAAACGCCACGGCCTTCGACTGCTCGCTCGTCACCACGGCCGCCGCCCTGGTCGCCGCCAGGAGCTCGAGGCGATCGACAGCGTGCGGCTCGTTCGACGGCTCGGGAAACACGTCTCGCCACTTGGGAAATCTGCCGTCCACCAGCCGGGCCGTGACCACGGCACCGTCCAAGGTGAAGACCACCTCGCTCTTCGTGGCCTCGATCTGCACCGAGCCCTCGCTACGCTCAGCAAGCGTGGCCGCAATGCTGATGGCGTTGACCGGCACAAGCGTGGTTGAGTCGTCAACCGACTGGTCGGTCTCGGTCTGCACAGCCGACAGCCGCCGGCCATCGGTCGCCACGAACGTCGGATCGCCACCCGTCACGTCGATCAGCACAGCCCCCAAGGCGTAGCGGCTGCTCTCCCGGTCGCATGCGTAGCCGACAGCCTTCACGGCCCTCGTGAACTGATCGGCCGGAAGCCTTGCCACCGGGCTCGGGTCGCTGGCCTCCCACGCCGGGTACTCAGCCACGTCCTCCGTGGGCAGCGTCCACGAACCACGGCCGCACTTGATCTTCACGCTGGAGCCGGCGAGCGTCAGCGTCACCGTGTCGTCCTGGCGGCACGAGCGAAGGATCGCCACCAGCCGATCAGCCGGCAGCAGCATCGGCTCGCAGTGCTCGTCAATCGTGCGGTCAATGCGGATCTCGAGGTCCGTGCCAGTGACGAGCCCGTCACCGATGCGGACGTTGCTCAAGATCGGCTTAGACCCTCGGGCGTGTATCACTCGCCCCACGTCCTGCACCGCTCGGAGCAGAGTACCAGCCTGAATCTTGATCTCGGTTCGGTCTGCTATCGCCGTCATGTCTCGAGTCCTTTCGTGACAGTGCCAACCCCACAAAGATTCCCAGTGCGAACGTCGCAGCCAGGAGTGTTTCGCCAATGCTCAACCAGACAAAATCGGTGAGCGTCATAGTGCCGCCCCCGGATCGTCATCCTCTGGCTCCATGAGCGGCCACCGTGGCTCGTTCACGGCTTCGATCCGCTCGAAGTAGCAAGCCTGACGCACGAGCCGCTCCTGCAGCTGCACGATGAGATCAGCAGCGTCAAGCAGCACAGACGCCTGGAGCGTGAGCCGGGCCCGGCTGCGTTTGCTGGTGTCCCGGTCCATGGCCACGTTGCTCGTCGCCTCGGCCAGCTGCTTGATGAACGTGATGATGTCGTCTGGCGTCATGCGATCACCTCGATTCCACGGGTGCTCTTGGGGATTCGCCGCAGCAGCCCTTTTCGCTCCAGTGCCTTGAGATGTCCGACAACGCCGTTGGGCGAGCGGATGCCCATGGCCTCGGCGATCTCTCGGATCGTCGGGCCGTACATGCCGACGTTGGCCCGGATGAAGGCCAGGGCTTCGGCCTGGCGGTTGGTGAGCGGTGCGGTTGGCTCGGTGGTCATGTGCCCTCCTTGGCGGCTGCGAGTTTTCTACGGGTACGGTCAAACGCTTCGGCCACGTCGCCGGTAAATACACGGGGTGGCGGTGGTGTGCTGGCAAAGTCGCCCTTGCGGTCCTCTGGCCGGTCGTCGTATTCGCCGCCGTTGCACAGCGTCACAAAGTCAGGGCCGCAGAACTGGCCAAGGGAAACAGGGGTGCGGAAGAACCGACACCGCTTCAGCCGGTCAATCGCCGCCAGGGCTTGGGCCAGCCAATCGGGCTCGGCCATCCGCTCCACGGCCTTGGGGTGTGGGTTGACGGGCTTCCACTGCTTCCCTGCCCCAGAGTTCCACGCCTTGCGGAGCGTCTGCCATGACTCCCGGTCGAACCCCTCGCGCGGAAGAGGTGGAATTTCTTCTCTTCTCTTCTCTGGTAACGCATCGAGCGTTACGGACTGGTCGCATTGCGTAACGCTGGTAGCGTTACGGTGCGATTCAGC